ATGCCGCTATTTAACGAAGCGAGCCGCATATATATTCCATTGGAAGTCAATTTCATGCGGAGCTGCTTTGGCAATGCAGCGATCATGCTCGAAGAGAGCGACCGCAACTATTCTCCAACAGATTTAGCATCGACCATCATCATGTTGTACGAGAGCGGCTTGAGAGACCAATTGTACATCTGTGAGCTATCCGCGCGTCTTGCTCACCAGAGATATCAGACAAGGCACGACATTCAGACAATTCCAGCGGCAAACAACAATGCCTCCGCCCAGGCTGCGCCATCTGTTCCCGCGAAATACGATCCGTTTGCTTGACGCGGAACAAAATCTCGCGAGCGCCGTTTCTCACGTGGCATTGACACTGCCGAGCGCCAGCACATTTCTTTCACCACTAGAAACGTCGCTGACGCAGCCCTGCTCAGCTCGTCCCTAGGCAGGGCATTCCTTTTTGGGAGGGAAACATGGCTTGGGGAAAACCAGTAGACGTTGAACTTTATGGAATTGGAAAATACCGCGTTGTACCAGACACCCCGACAGCTGCGCGTTGTCTGTTGAACGACTGGCCACACAATGCCCACGGCAAGGAATACGAGGAAGCCTTGCAGGCATGCCTTGCCGATCTGGAAGGGCTACCGAACACGGCGCGTAAATCGTTTGTCAAAGCCGCCAAGGCCGCGGGTATGACAATCCGCCCTTGTCAGTGGCATTGAGATCATCCGAGGTTTTGTGAAACGCCTTTGGATGATGGCGCGAAGCTAGGTCAGGCACACTATGCCGAGCGCGGCCCCGACGTTTGGAGACGCGTCGGGGCTTTACTTTTCATATCTGCTGAATAAAATTTTGAACGCAGGCATACGACACCTTCCATCTAGCCCCGCGCAATCGAGTTGCGGGGCTTTTTTTGCAATTATCGCGGTCCGGTGACCACTGTAACGATACTAAAAGCGGGTTTACTGGGTCCGGCACGATGTGTTTTTATCTGCTCAAAGGAGGGTAAAATGACGTCCACAACTCTGAGCAATTCGCTTCGAACAGCATCATCGACCGCGTTGGCTGGCATGTCGATTGCCTTACCAGCAGCGATACTCCTTACAATCGCCGTGCAACGAGCCCCATTCTTCTGAGCGCTCGCCGTTAAAACCGATGCGTGAAGTCGGGGCTTTACAAATCCGATTCCCTCAATAAAATTTTTGGTGCCGATGAGACATGACTTCCAGCCCCGCACGTTCTTCGCTGCGGGGTTCTTTTTAAGTCAAACCTTTTTATCCTGCGCTAGAACGGCGAGTACTTGATCAAGGCGCTTGTTCGTTTCTTTCAGGCCTTCTCTCGTTTCATCTCGCATTTCCTTCATGCCGTCGCGCAACTGCTTCACGTGGTCATCAAGATCGACGCGGCGAACGTACTCGTCTCTTACCCGGTTCACACGGTCATGTAGCTGATCGTCACCGTCCTTCTGAGACTTTGCCAGCGATCGAAATGACGCAATCAGCGCACCACTGAAAAAGACAATTAGCGTGACGGCTGTACCCATTAGCCATTTGAAGTCTTCACTCATCGCCAGTGTTCCTCGCCACCTTCGAATTCGGTCATGCCTTCCACCCGCAAAGCTTTGCACCTTTTTCATTGTGAGATAGCATCGCTGATACCTCCCGATCTGTCATCGCAGCCAGAACGGCAGGCGAAGGGCGCATAGGGGCCGATACCAGACAGAATGAGCCTTGCGGGCTGGCGCATGCCGAGAGAGCGCAGAGAGCGGTCAGTGCAATCACCTTGACCATCTCGACAGCCTTTCGCGGTTCTGCTGCGGATCGCGGCCCGCCACTGCTGCGTCAATTTCGTCCGCAACTGATCGAGCGGCAGAGCTTTCATCTTTCTGCCGCGTCTTTTCAGCGCCCTTGCCGTCTGCCCGGCCCTTCAGATACAGGCCGAACGCACCGGCAATGGCAAGCCCGATATAAGCCACCCATCCATTCGAAGCGGCGATAAGGCCAAGAATTGCTTCAAGCATGGTCGGTTTCTCCTACCTTGTACCGCAGAAGGCGAGCCTTCTTGTTGATCCGGTGGCGGTCGTACAGCCACCAGACGAACACGATGCCATTCACGATGACACCTGTAAGGGCATCGGCTGCGCCGTCATCCAGCCAGCCGCGTGCAATCAGCATGCCGCCGACAACCTGAAGGATTTGCCGAATGATCGGAATAAACAGGGCGATATCCATCATTTGCCCTTTCCAAAAATCGCGAGAATTGCCTGGAATAGATCGGCCCAGAAACCGGTTGAGATTTGCGTGGCCGGAATTCCGACTTCGGGCTTCGCTGCGGATACTGGTGTCAGAAACTGCTTGCGCTCTGCCTCACGGCGGATTGTCAGCCCCTTGAGGACCTGTTTTTTTCCGTTGACGGTGATCTTGTTCCACACAAGGAACTGATCGGCTGCGGCCTGCCTGGCACCCGCATTGAGGCGCTTCAGCAAGGTCGAGCCCTTGAAAGCTCCAGCACCGACATTGAACGCAAAGCTAACTAGAGCATCGAATTCATTCTGATTGAGCGGAACCTTAACCGCCGACGACACCGCCGCCTCAAAGGTTGCCAAATCACGAGATAGAATTTCTGAGGCCTGCGCCGCCGTGATCTTCATTCCGGCTACCACCTTTGGCGCTCCAGCTGCGGATGTGTGGCCCACGCCGATAGTCCAAATCCCGGCGCTATCCTTGTAGGCCGTCAATTCAACGCCTTCGCGCTGTTCGATGAGCTTCCGCCCTGCTGCACTGGTTTTCATTGAATTTCCCTTTCAGGCACAAGAAACCGCCTCGAAGGCGGTGCGGTGTGTCGAGTTTTCGATATCGGATACGCGAAGGCGGCGTCGATCTGAGCCTGGCTCAAGCGCCCGCCAAAAGGCGCGCGCCTCGCATACGCGAAGAACGTTGTTTTGTTCATGGGGATGTCCTGAAATTTAACGATAAGAGGCTCTTGAAACCGCCGACGCGATCACTAAATCGAAGCCGTCATTCCAACACACTTCGTTCGATCAAATGGAGGTTTCGATGAGCGACCGTTTGTTTGACAGTCCAATTTTTGTGAAGGACGGCGAATACTTAATCCAAGAGATTGCAAGCATCGAAGATGCTATTGATTTTCTTTATGAATGGCCCGACGAACAACGCGACGTCATATTTGAGGTTACGTGGAAAACCTGCTGCGATGCACAGAATGGGCTTAAGCCGGTTCACGTAGCGCGTAACGCATTCGAAGGCTTCGCGAGAAAGCGCAATCTGCTTGAACAGCCGGAAGCGGCAATGCCATGGATGATGAGCAAAGCCTCGAGCGGCGGTAGAATTCCGATGTGAGGTGGTGTCATGCACTGGTATTTTCTAATTGAAGGCACAATTCTCGTTGCGCTGCTCTGGGTCATATCAATGCTTTTCTGGGACACCAGACGAAAACAATGAACATAGACCCCCGGCTCATTCCGGGGTTTTTCTTGAGGATTTTGTCGTCGGAGGGTTGTCCGACGAACGAGCAAGGGCCATTACCGCCTGACCTCTCCCCAAGACAAAGGTAGTTCACCAAATGCTAGTAAGATGGTCCGGCTTCGGAATGGTATCGGTTTTTGTGCTGATTGCAGGAATGCTTGGAGCAACTTTCCTACTGCGGCCATATTTCATGCAGAGCATGGCACTTCATCCCGCCGCTTACGTCGCCAACGGTATCGGTCTAATCCTCGGTGCCGCTGCCAACCTTTTTGTGGCCGCAGCTTTCAACAAGATCTCTTCCGAAACGTATCACAGCTTCATGGGTATCAGCATGATTGGATGGTCGGTTATTGGTGCCGTCGGAGGTGTAGCCCTCGCTGTGTATGGATGGACGCTATAGTCGCTGCGTCTATGATATACTTCATCAGCGTGCCCATCGTGTTCGCCGCACGTGGAGGCGCGTAGCCCCGGCGTATTGGGAGACGTGCCGGGGTTTTCTTGTTCATCCCGAAACAGACTGTTTACAATATGCGAGATAAACGTCGACTGGGCACCTATCATTGCTTTCAGCTTGATTTCCCAAAGTGCTCGGCCCCAGTTCAGTGAAACCTTACTGGGGCCTTATCCTTCGCCAAGAAAAGCCGCCTCAGTGGGCGGCGGGTGTGTCGAGTAACCGATATCATTTATTATACTGCGAGAAGCTCCGCCGCTCTATCCTCTCCAAACAATTCGGTCGCCATCTGAACGAGAAGAGGCCACAGTTCATGATCGGATCGGAAGGTGTTTGCTGTCAGGAAAATCTGTCGGGTGCGGAACGGCTGTGTTGCCATTACAGCATTTACTTGCTCCGCCTCGGCTTCAGTCAGGCGCTCCCAGAGGCTTACCGATGGAATGACGACAACTGACGGGCTTTCCACCGGCTCCGGTGGCGGCGGGGTTGTAAGCGTGCCGTCTGGAGATTGCCACAACGCAATACGCTGTGCATCTGCCCATTGTTCGTCGGTAACGGGAACCGCATCTAAAGGAATATCAGGGTTCCGGATTCCGTCTTCGGTCGGCGGATAGGTCAGCTCGTCATAATAGAAGAGCGGGAAACCCTCCGGGCCGAACTTGATGAACTTGTATTTCATAGTGCCCTCACATCAAAAAGCCGGTCGCAGAACACCGAAAGGCACCCATGTACGGGTTGCCCTGTACGGCATCCAACACCAGCTTGAATTCTACGTAAGATCCTGTGTTGAGCCATATAGCGGCTCCCACGTTTCCTCCGGCATAGAACCGCTGCGCACTCTGCGGCCCGATGGGGGCAACGACCTCACTGTAGACAGATGATGGATTTGTACCGTTACTGACGAATATCTGCGGGATGAACTGCCCGGCAAAGCCATCGCCAATCGTAATATTCAACATGAAGAAATAGGTGCCTGGCTGGGTGATGGTAAACCTGCCGCCTGACCACCCGTTGTTGACATTCAAAGGCGCTGCCGTGAAGGTCAGATTGGTCGTGCCGTTATAGACAAGCTGATTGGCAGCGAGATGCGCTTTGAATGCCGGTCGATTATAGCCGATGATACGGCGCTGCTCGGCCGCATCTGGTGAAGCCAGAAAACTGCGCGACCATGTCGTGAGCGTAGCGACAGAAAATTCGTCCGGTCCAATTGCGTATAGAAACTGGCCGTCCGCGACTGGTGGAGCCTTTAAGAGCGCCACGCCGGATGACGTTAACTGAGACTGTTCCATTGCTCCTTCGGCGTTTGTCCGAAGAACCATGTTTGCAGCCAGCTGCAGCGCCGCAAGCTTCCCAATACTGCCGTTGGGGTCTTGGATGCCAAGCTCTGATTTATCGATGAGATCATAAAGGCCCGCAACGTTGCCGATCAGCAGCTTACCATCTTCAACACCGATGTCCGCAATCCCGCGCAGAATTCCGTTGGCGAGAAGATTGATCAGAGCCGTGCTTTTCGCCGAAAAACGGGCATTGTCTGGCTGATAGCGCATCCGATAGGAGAACGTACCGCTTGCACCCGGCCACGGCTCGGTGAACTGCCCTGTCGTGTTGGACAAGATCAGCGGATCATCGTCCGACGTACCGGCGATCACTCCGGTGAAGCCCTGTAGAAGGACGGTATCACCCTCTCGAAATGCAGCACTTCGCCAGAGCGTGTCCGTGCCCGTGAAATCAACCGATCCATTGGTTACGGTGATCGTGCCATCGGTATAGTCCGACAGAACAGCCATGAAATACCTCCCCGCGCCGTCAACGCGGTTTCCTATGATTGGATTTTGATGAAAGTCAGCGCTTCCAGAAGAGCGCTTGTACGGTCCCGACAGTATTGTTCACTGTTGTGGTTCCGCTGCTGGCCAGTACGGTTACCTGAAGCCCGTAGACGTTGTTTCCGGCAACCGAACTGAAATCGACATTGCTGCCGCCAAGGGTCAGTGTGTTGCTACCGCCCGAAGCCGTGCCGGTGTTCGAGATTATCTCTGCACCGGTGGTTATATTCAGGAGCGCCAGTTTCAGCGTCATTGAACCCGTAGACGAATAGGTTAGGGAAACATTGCAGCCGGGGATAGTCTTGTTGCCGACCGGATTGTTAATGGTCAGGGCCGCAACAGCTCCGGTTGATCCGTTCAGAAGCTGGTTGAATGAAGCGCGTGAACCGCCTGTGACTGCCCCGAAATCCAGATTGCTTGTTCCGACGACCAGATTATTGATAACGGCATTCTGTATCTGTGCCCACTGGATCGAAACATTTACGATCTTCGCCCAATCCATGACGAAGCCTTCGCCGTACATCACGTTGTTCTGGATGACGAAAGGCTTGAAGAACTCGGTACCGTTCGAAAACACGATCTGTTCAGCGATGAAGGCGATGCGCGCCTGAGTGCTGGTCACGTCAAGGAACATGCCAGCACTCTTGAAGCTGTCGGCAGTCCCGCCACGCACTTCCATGCCGATACGCGCATTCCAGCCCGATGGAGCATTGTAAGTGCCCATCCGGAAAGTGGCATTGGCTGACACTTCACTGATATTGGAGGAAAGCTGCGTGATGAGATTGGCTTGCGCCGCTACATCATCCTCGACACCATCAACCCGCACTTGCAGCAACTGAATGATGCTCGCGCCGTTCACGTCGAACAGCTGAGCATTGATCGTCGTGAGTTGCTGCCCGATGGCGCTGTTTGGCCCGGTGGCGACGAAAATGGCTTCCTCCCACTGTGCTTGAGCACTGCCGAACGTGCTTTCCAGTCTGCGGACCAGCATCTGCCGGTCCTCATAGGCATTGGCATGGTTGTCAGCAATTTGTGTCACCAGCTCCTGACTGAGACGGATCAGTGCGCGCACCTGTGGCCCTATCCAGCCGAGATAACCTTTCAGATCATCGGCCAGAGCTTCATAATCGATCGGGTTTTGATCACCTTGTGCATTCAGCGTCCGAAATGGCTTTGCCGCGGCCCACGCCACAGCACGCCCATTATCGACACGCAGGCGCGTCCGAACGAACCAGTCCGTAAGAGAGGTCAGGCCTTCGACCAGAAGAACGTTCACCACGTCCCACGTCACGAAGCGCTTGAATACCTGGTTTGGATCGTTGGCCGGCCAGTACTCGATATCGACACCGACAACAGAAATGTCATCGATCGTATCCCACAGCAGTCGGGCACCCGGTAGTTCTCCAGCTCCATCAGCCTTGACGATGGTTGGAATGACATCGAAGTTCTGCACCTCGGCCAGATACTGCGGCGGCGGGACAACGATGATGTTGGGCGGATTTGTTTCGTATGCGGTCGGGTCGAAGACCCCGTTGCTGATCTGCTGCAAAGACAGCGAGATATCGCGAGCGCCATCGGTATTGATCCCACCAAGCTGGCGGGTCAGCACCTGAAACGTGCGATCGCCATACTTGGCGCTATTCCAGCGAACCCACCGGCCTTCCTTGATCGTGTCGAGGAACTTCGGATGAACGACGATTTCCGCCGACGCCTGATAGCGAGCGCCACGAATTGCGATGTCTGCCAGCCTGTCCACCTGCCGTACATCGGTGACGGCGGCGTAAGGAATGGCGCTGGCCAGCGTTTCCCGATCTTCGGCCAGAGCGCCTGCATCGATGCGGGTTGCCGCGTCCTTCGTCTCGTAGAAATCTTCCGGCGAGACATATGAGGCCGCAACCGTGTTGATGAGCTCGGTGCGCTTGCGTTTCGCGCTGAAGCGAAGCGGTGCACCACGCTTGATGTCTGCGTCGGTGATGGTTGCAACGATGGCCTGCGGAGCGCCAGCAATCGGGAATTCACCATCAACGCGCTCAACCCATGAGCCGCACATCGCTTCTAGGATCGGCATCAGGTTGGCATCGTGGTTCGCTCCGGGACCATCCTTGGCAATCGCATGTGCACGATAACGCTTCGAACCGTCCGGCATGGATTCATCGCAGATGTTCGCAGCCTGGGTATATTCTGCCAATGGGAGGCGGCTTGCACGAACGGCCTTGCCGACCATGCGCTGGGTTCCGTTGAAGAATCCGCGCTCCAGATTGTAAATCTGCACAACCGGATTATCGGAATATTCCCAGGTGCTCTGGTCATCCCAGCGATGTGCGCCCGCACCGCCCATTGTGCTGTCTTTACGCCAGTCGTAAAGCGGAGCTCCGACAACTTCGAACAGCAGCTTTGCCGGTGAGGTCAGGCCATCACCGTTCTTGCGCAGTTCGGAAAACACGACGGCATAGGCAACGCCTGCGCCGCGATGGTTCGCAGTCCAGCGACCGGCAGGACGGGCATTGTTGATCAGCGTCGGCTCTGCCTGCTGATCCATCGTGCCGTAATAGAACTTGACCCGGACATTATCGTGATCGTCGCCGCTCGTGCCTTCGTTCGGCACCAGCCAGTAGCCGTCCGCATCTTGCGCCATAAGCGTGCGCCATTCACCGTTGTAGCGAACACGAGGCACAGCCGTAATGCGGAAGCTCGACAGAACGAACACGTCCTGAATGAGGCGACCGCCCGACCCGTAGCTATTGCGATAGATATGATGACCTTCGGTCGCACACGTGCCAAGAATGACTGAACGCGGGATGTTTGCCCCGTACTGAGTTTCCAGTTCGGAAGCGCGGCTCTGCGTCTTCAGCGGAAACAGCGCATTGACGGCATATTTCAGTGCAATGCCGAAGGCTGTCTGCGCAATACCGGCAAGGATCGGGCTTGCTGCCGCCCATGCGGCCACGCTCGACACTAGGCCGCTGAAAAAGGCGCCGATCGGGGCTAGAAATGGCATACGAGGGCCTCATGCAGGCGCAACAAAAAAGGCCCGCTGCTGGCGTACCTTCAAAGGCGCTGATTGTAGTGGTGGTTAGCTGCCGACCCTGTAGGCCTGCTCGATATCGGTCACCGGAAAGAACGTGAGCCCGTGCGGCTGCTTGACCGCAAAGCCAGATCCGCAGATGAACCCGGCGACGTATTCGTCATTGATGCGCATTACGCCGACATCGCCACGACGGGCGGAAAGCCGATTGACCGGCTCAAGCTGTAGGTAGGTCTCTAGCACGTCCTTGACGTTCTCGCAGCCATTGGCGCGCATCTTGCGGGCGGCACCGGCTTCGGTTTTGTACCTGCCTCGAAACTCAGCGAGCGGGTCTTTTCCGGTAACCGCTCTGATTGCGTCCGCTGCCGTCATCAGGCAGTCCGAGACGCCCCATTCTGGCAGGATAGCAACATGAGCGGTTGCCAAATCCTCCAACGCCCGATCCCAACCGGAAACCCTAACCGAATTTGATTTTGAAGAACTCATTCTTGATCCTCGCTGCATACTCCAAAAGCATGTCGCCCGGTGAAACCAGTTGCTGATCCTCATGCGAGGCGTAGCGATAACCTTCGCGAAAGTTATCTATCGCTCCCGTTTCGATTGTTGCTTCCAGCCAGACTTCCTCGCCTTCTTCACGATGGTCGATGAAATCAACGTATCCGTACCAGGTGGGTTCGGCATGAAGGAATGCGTTTGTGTCCGGATCGAAATAGAAGTCGTAAAACGTGACAGGGCGGTTCTTGTAGTCTTCCTGCTCGATCAGCCCCAATTTGTCTGGGGTCAGCCCGAAGTCTGATCGCGCAGGCAAACGCATTGTAACGGGCTGCGCAGCAGTCCCGAGCGCATACATCGGCTCATCGATATCGATAAGCGTATTGCCGTAGTAGGTCAGACCTCCGTAATCCTGACTGCCCTTGCCTGAGAAGAAGCCATAGATGCCGGTACCGAACTCGAACTTCACGGCAGAGGCGATCTTGCCCCTGCCCTCGTTGAGCAATTGCTGTAGACGTGCTGGGAAAGCCATTAGCGCGGCACCTCGATCAGCTGGAACTTCGCCGTTGGCATCACGCCGTCTTCAACTTCGGTCGATCCCGGCACAATCCGGGTATTCAGAACCGGGTCTTTAAAGCGAACCGTTGCGCCATTTGCGATGTATGACGGCACCGGCGGCTCAACGGGCAGCGTGATTGTCGCCCCTGCTGTCGCATTGGCAGTCACTCGATGGAGGCTGTGATAGGCTCCAGTCGTGAGCGAAATCAGATCGCCCTTGGTCATCGCCAGACCAACCGTTACGCCGCCGACAAGCAGCGTTTTCCCATTCGTCACTGATGTAAGCGAACCATTGTCAGCTGGAACGGCACTATTCGGGTTACTCCAATAAGCACGAGGAAGCGATTGCTTGCCCAGAACCGTGTAAACAATCGTCTCCATGCCGTTCTGTGCCTGAGCAAGCCAGCCTTCGAACTCGGCCAAGTCTTCATCATACATTGGCTGTGTTTCGATATTGACCGTCCACCACTCATCACCGTTCTGAATCATTGATATGGCGCGTTCACCATACCGAGACATGGAAATTGGCTTGTTCAGTCGTGGACGGCCAGCTTGATACTCGATGAAGGCAGGGAGGCTGATACTCATTTCGCATAACCTCTCTGGTTCACCTGACGCAGATCACGAGCGGCACGAACGGCGCCGCCCTTGTCGTATTTCTGAATACCGGCCTTGAAGGTCTTCACAGAACCTTCCTCAACTTCGCCCTTGATATAGTTCTGGAAGTTTCCATCGTTCACGAAACGGGTTTCCGTGATGATACGAACAGTCTGCTGACCGCCGCTAACAGCAGCCTCTCGAACACTCGGCAAGGTGGAGCGAGACGGCATAGAGACGACATTCCCGTCGACCGGACCGCCATAGGCAAAGCCGCGCAACTTATTATCGTTCATCGCCTGCAACCACGGCCCGAATGCCTTGGTTGCTTGGGCATTCATGACGAATTCGCCGTTAGAAAGCCAAGCCGGAATACTATCAGAGGTCGCGGAGCCGGGACCGGATACATATCCGCCGCTTGCGAGCCGAAGGCCGGACCACGGATCTGCCGATTTACCGCCGAACAGTCCTCCAAGAAGGCTGCCAAAACCACTTCCGCCGAAGAGAGATTCAATACCGCTGTCGATCAAGGCATCTGCAATCTTGGTGATTGCATTTACCGCAGCATCGGCAAGTGAACCCCACCAGCCCCGCCCATTCGCCAGACCATTCGCCATGTCGGAGAAGAAGCCTTTGGTCGTATCCTTGGTGAAGTTGATCGCGTCCTGCGTTTTCTGGATTGCAGATTCGAGACCAGCCATCGTGCCCGCTAGCATCTTGATATAATCTGCCTGTTTCGGCGTGAGATCGATACCGTGCTGTTGCGCCTGGTTGAGCATTTCCTGTTCATACCGAAGAGCATTTGCTGCTTCTTCTGTCATTCCAAGGGCTTGCCGCTCGACCAGAAGCGACGCTATCCGTCGATCAGCACCGTCAATGATGTCCTGATAGTACTCGGCGTCAGTCTTGCCATGGCGCCCCTTCTCGCCTTTCTTCGTCTTCTCATCGACATCGGTAAGGCCCCTGGCAAGCTCTCTCAGCTTGTCCGCAGCGGCAGATGCTCCACTTTCAATGGCCGAGTACATGTTGCCGACGTAATCCGTATTCTGGGCATCGCTGAACGCTGATGTCACCTTCCCAACGGCGTCGGAAGCCCGCCCTGACACCTTTGGACCCTTCTGAGGCGGAAATAGTTTGTTCGGGTTACCCAGGTCGGGGAGTGTTATATTAAACCGATCGCCAATCGACTTCAGGCCCATGTTGACTTCGACCACCATTTGTCGAAGGCCCCAACGGATTTGCTCCATAAGATTGTGCATAGCCAACGCGCCAATCTCATTCATGACATCTGGGAATTCATTCCAGATTACCTTCGCCGCGTTGAAGCCACCGACGAATGCTCCAACGATCCAATTCACCGCGTTTTTGACATCTGCCACGGCATCACGCCCGAATATGCCGTTGAGTTCATCGCGGAATATATTTGCGGCTGTGACGGCTGCAGCGAAGCCAAGTACAAGCGCCGTCGCGGGATTAGCGAGCGCGAACGATGCACCCATACCAATCGCAGCCACCGATACACGGCCCATCCACGCAATGAGCGAAACCATCCCAGCGATAGCGGACGGCGCATAGATCAGCGCAAGTGCGGCTGCAGCCGTCGTAGCGTAGGGAGCGATCGCCTTGAGATTGTCGGCAAGGAAGATAAGTGCCTGTGAAGCACGTTTCGGCCAATCAACCATCTGCAGACCAGCCGCAGACAGCGACACAAGACCGATGGTCAAGAGACTGACCGGCGAGAGGACCGACATGAATGCCGCGCCAAGCCCGCGTAGCGGGTTTTCCATCATGCTGATAACAGCTGCGAGCTGTGTGCCCTGCTGCAAGCCAATCTGGAAAGCACCCATGCCCATCTGGGCCGATACTGCAATGTCCTGAAACTGTGCAGCGACATTTGCCGTGTTGAATTTGCTGGTGGCCCGGATGTTATCATTGGCAGCTACGCTAGCCAGTCGAAGTGATTGCTGGGCTTGCCTCGCAGCTCCCGCAACGCGCTCCAACCCTGCTTCGGCACCGTTCATTCCGGCTGAAAGACGCGAAGCCGCAGACGCGGCGCCTGAACTGGTCGAAGAAAAGCCATTTACCGCCGCTTCCGCCCGTTTAGCAGCTCCGGAAATCTTATCGAGCGAACGGGTACCCTTCTCAACCTGATCACTGCGGACTTCCAAGCCGAGGGTAGCTATGTCAGCCATGTTGCGTTCCTTTCGGGCGAAAGCTATCGTCCTCGCCACCTAAAAGGAGACGGGGCATGAAGTACTTATTCATTGGGGCAGTTATTATCGGATTTTCAGCTGGGTCAGCCTCAGCAGAAACATTGGCGGAACAGGCTCAGAAATGCTGGAACCCGCCACCTTTTTCATCCGATGCTGAAATTGACGCCGAGTTTGATGTTCTGTTGTCCGCGAACGGCGCAGTAAAGGACATCACCGTAACGTCATACAAGCCGCAGAACGACTTGGGTAAGGAAGCCGTCAAGTCGGCTTCTAAAGCAATCGAGATGTGCTCGCCTTACAAAGGTGGGGCTGAAGGAATTCATAAATTTCGGATGACTCTCGAAGATGATGGGGCAACTATTAACCCTTTCAAATAAAAAGGCCCTAAGCCCGTTTTTTCTTTTTACCCTCGACTCCTGATGCGCGATTTGCTTCTCTTAGCGTGGGGATATTGAGGGGCTTTTTATGCGCAATTTCTGGGTTCTGACCATTTGCTTGAGTGCGTCCGGCTGCGGAACAATTACACTGCCGACCGCTGCAAGGCTTGACGACGGAACAACCCTGACCGGAACCGCGACTGCCGCCGTTTCAGGCGGTACGTTCCAGCTTTCGCAACCTGGCGGATCACTTTCTTGCAGCGGGACATATAACGCGATGGATATGTCTCCAACGATCACGATCCCGGTTACTTGCAACGACGGTAGATATGGCTCAGCGGTAATTACCCGAGCTCGTGATGGTATGAGCGGCAGCGGTTTCGTTACAACATCGGACGGGAAGCGCGGCGTCGTCGCATTTGGCAACAACGCCGGGTTAGTCATTTCGGCCCCATCGTCGTATGGAACGACACCTTCTTACTCGCCCGCATCGTCAACCCCAACTGCTTCGTTTAGCCGACCCCGAACATCTTCATATCGGACATATTACCGAGGACCGCGTGGCGGATGCTATTACATAAATTCAAATGGGAACAAGACATACGTGGATCGCAGTTTGTGCAAATAAAAAGGGGAGCTTGGCTCCCCTTTAGTCGATTACGATTGTCGATTATCATTCGGGGTTTTGGTCTGTAGGCTGCTCTCCCCTTTGTCCTCTATCGGGCGTTTTCTAGCCCTAACGGCAGCAACAGCGTTGAATACTTTCGCGGTCATCAAAAGCTGTCCAGACAAAGCAATCCCCGTCAATACTGCATACACCAGAAAGAAAATTCCAACTGCTGAGATTGGCCAGAACGAATAGTTTACAGCGATGATCGCTATCAGAATCGCGACGGTCTGGACCAGGATGAAATGGAAGAAGTTTCCTATAACGGTCAGAAACGTAGAATTCTTCGCCCCTTCTTCGGCAAGTGCATCAAAAGCGTCAGACGATGAAAACGCCAATGCAATCGCCATGCCTCCCATTGAGAAGCCCAACATGCTCGGTATGACGCCAAGGGCTAGCGACGGCCACTTAAGCCCATCGCTACCCGTTGCTGTCCAAAGTGGTAAACACAGTATTGTTATCGCGATCGCGACGTAGATATAGGGGGAACACAGCAACGCACTGCGCCCGCCATAAAGCCCCCAATAAGTCGAAAAAACCTTACAGACGGGGTGGCCTAAGAAACGTTTCCAGCGCGACTGACATAATTTCCGCAACCGCTGAACCAAATTGGTCAACCCTTTTCTTAATTGTACGGGGGTATTCTTTCGTACTGAGATCAATCCTCGTACCATCTTCTTCATACCCTACGCCTTGTACAAATCCGTTGTGCTCCGCCACCTCGGCTTCTGTTCTTGTTTCTTCGTCCGGTGTGATACCACCGTTGTCAGTCGCGGCCACGAGAACTTTATCTTCGCTACGAACCCCCATCCCTTCAAGACGCTCAAGAATTCTCTCTACGTCTAAATCATCCGCGTTAGGTCGGACGATATGAATACGCAGGCGCTTTAATTTCGACATGGAGAATATTCTTCGAAGAGTATCCTCTTCTGGAATTGTCGTCACCTCGACAAGGGGGGCATCATTGCCCTGAACAGTTGGCCCCATCAAAAGTTCGAGTATTCTTCGCGCCTGCCTGGGTGAAAGCTTTTTCCCGAGATCGTTTGATGTCTCAATAAACATTGAGTGGTCTTTTTCTCTAAAAACGTAGAGAAAAACCTTGCTATTAAATCCAACGTTGTTCGGAATATCGATGTCGAGGTCGTTAAAGTCGACTTCTTCGAGCTTGTCTTTAAAAACTGCTGGCTCGCTCTTGTCGATCTCGACCCAGCAGACGATACGACCTCTCAAGAAACCATCTCGTTCTCGAACCGGCCTAGAGATGGTAGCGAAATGGGAACCCCAGTAGTTGACCGGCTGTAACGCCGCACGATTTAAGAGTTCCTCGTAAACGCCATCTGGGTGCGGGCTCGCCGCGATATTCAGAATTGCATATTCAACTGTAACTTCGTCGCTCATGATTGCCCCAAAAAGAAACTTAGCCCAAGGCAATTCAATCATTTTGGGGGCGAAAAGCGAGTCCAAAAATCTCCATCTTTGGTTGAAGGTTAAAAGCGGCCCGAGGGCCGCTCTGTTATGCTGGCAACTTCCGCCGCCGGAAGTTTACCGTTCCGGGCTCATCTTTCCCGCAGTGGGTAATGATTGTGATGCATCCCTGATCAAGGTTGTCCATGTCGTCTGCCCGTATAGGGCAGTTTGGATAGCGCTCCCGAAGGGCAATGACGATCTCAGCAAGAGCTGCATCAATACGTTCGTCGGGCGTCATTTTGGCCTTTGCGATCGCCAAGGCTGGAATTGCTGCGGCAGCACTCGCCACTGGAATTGCCCTCAACAGCGAACGTCTGGAAACGTTGATACCCATTAGGCCGCCCTCGCCGTCTGTGGGAAAGCCTTTGCAAGGACAGTCAGGCCCTTCGGGGTGACACGAACCTGTGTCGAAATCCACTCTGTGCCATCGTCTTTCGGACCGGTTGTCACCTTATGTTCGAGGTAACCCGTCATGATTTTCGACTGATACGCGATATCCTCTTTCGCTCCGGCACGACGATACGTCCAACCGTTAGTGCGCATCCAGCGGCAAAGAAGGTGTGGGGCGATACCAAGGTGTTTTGCCGCTTCGGTCCGGTTCAAGCTGCCGTGAGCCTCGGCAATCTGTTCCAGCGCCTCCACGGCTGGCTTCATTTCCTCAACCATGCTTTCCAGCGCGATAACCTTCTCACTGTACGTAAGAAGGAGGCCGCGCATTGCAACCGGATCATTGAGAGCAGCAACGGGGTCTTTGGCACGGCGTTCACATTCGATGAAATATTGGCGCGCCTGCTTCCCCTTCTCGTTGCGCTCTACCATCGAAAGCTCTTTCGCCATGTCGAGGGAAATGGCGTATTCTACGGTCGGGCGACCTTTTTCCCCGTTTTGGGAAAAAGTCACATAATCTGTTTTTTCGATAAAACCGTATTGCTCGATACGGTCTTTGATCCAGTCTGCAAACTTCTTCCCGACTTCGAGAAATGAATGCAGGTCACGGGCGTTAACTGTCTGGATCGAACCTTCGCCAATATGGCCTTTAACTACGGCTGGAAATTTGCTATGTTCCATGGCGATAATCCTTCTACCGTTTGGATTGTTTAAGAGCGGAGCCGGTTCCTACGCCGAGGCTTCGCTCTTTTCGTTTTGCTGGGCCATTCTGGCCTTCAACGCCAAAACCACCTCAGCATTCTGCGTTCTCAAGTTCCTAGCTGCTTCCACGGCCAGCCATTGTTTGATCTCTGGCGGGATACGAATTTTCATTTGTGGATCACTCTGCTTCAATAGAACCTCCATAGGTGCAACTTGCCACCATTGTATCGCATGGTTCGCAAATAGGTGCAAGTAGCACCTATTGATTTTTTAGGTGCAAGTTGCCATCACTCTCGCATGAGCGACGAAAACAAATATCCGAGCCAACTAGCTGAGCGTTTCCAAATCCGACTCCCCCCCGGATTAAGAGACCGCATAAAAACGTATGCTGAGGCTCATGGCCGGTCCATGAACACAGAAATCGTGCGAATTCTGGAGCGTGAATTCCCCGAACCCTGGAGCATGAGTGATCGAATTTTCGAACTCGTTGAGATGGCTAAGGCTCTGAATGCAGGCAAAGACAACGATGAAGCTGTCGACAGATTTGCTTCGATTGTCCAAGAAACTGTCGAAGGCATATCGTCAGGCCGTATAAGAGGCGTCGATGAGAAGACCCAGGCTATCATCGCCAATCAATGGGGTGAATATCAGTACGAAATGGCCAAGTACGACGATTACAACATGAGCCTTGACCCGGAAGAAGAAGTATCCCTCCACAAAAGCGGCACAACTGCGAAATTCGTTTGGCCTGATGGACATATAGGGCCGAAGGAATCTGGATCTTCCAACAAAGCTAACATACGCAATGACGCCCCCGACAAGTCTGATGAAGAGCCTTTTGACAAATAACCTCCTGCCGCCAGTAAGACCGGCAATCGTTTCTATAACAAGCTCATAATTCCCGGCGTTCCACCAACAAGTTGAGAACGGCAGTAAACGAGATCAACGGCTTCTCATGCTTAACCTCCAGACTATACGTCTGGTGATGCGAGCGAGTTTTCCACAGTTGAACATTGTTTTCGTTGCCAAACACCTCCTTTCATCATCATGTCACTCAAGAAACTGTGCGGCAGTGATTTGAACTTAGAGATGAATATTCCCGAGTTGCAAGCGGGTATCTGTGCGACTTTCCGTGCGACACAGGTGATCAAATATCAGCTGTATCGGATATGAACTCTGCACCAATTCAATAGTTTACGAAGCTCGCTCCCCTGATCCGAAATCAGCTACAGATTGAACATTTTCAAAGACTTATCTATCCGACTTTGTGAGTTATTGGATCGGACAATCGACCTACTTTTCCACAGATATACAAGAATGGAGGCAGCCGCTTACGGCACCGCCACCCTACCCACCCTCGAAACACGCGCTATAATTCCACAAAAGAGGGGAACAAAAATGAAAGCGCTCGTGATCGCCTGCCTTGCTCTGTTCGTTCTGTCCAGTTGCGCGAGTAATCAATCATCGGATCAGGCAAACAAAGTAGTCCGATGCCAACAGCTACTCAGCCGAGCAAATTATGCGGGCATACTTGAAGCTGAGCGCGCTCAGGCACAAGCCGAAGCAACACAGTTAGGTTGTTATCAGTAAAGCAACGGCTCGACACCCTCCCGCGACTCGGCTTTGATGGCCGGGTTAACAATGGGAGGCTTGAATGGCTACTTATGCGATAAGTTTTAACTTAGAGTACGACGATAAATACATTGACCGATACAACAGCCTTATGAAAGTAATTCGTTCATTTCCCACTGTCTGGGAAGAAACGACGTCATTTGCTCTTATTGAAAGCACTAGATCGCTAGAAGAAGTTGAACGAAGTTTGTTTCTCTCCGAATTTAGCCCATCCAAAGATAAAATGTTGGTGATCAATGTTAGTCATGATGCGTGCATCGGTAGAGGCAAAATTAAGTATCCCGCAACTTTACGTAAACTGATGCCAGCGATAGAAATCAAGTAATTGGGAAATAGCTTTGGTGGACCTGAACCGGTACACCAAGCAGCTTTGCAACTCGCATGACAATTGTTAGACGCAGTTTTTTCATTGTCTTATCCCTTCTTCCGCTTGAAACCGCGCAACAGCGATGCAACGCCATGCCCATCACTGGCGGGCGTTTCGTTCTTCAATTGATCGCTGGGTTTCGTTTTCTGGCCTGCCCGCGTGACTGCCAGAATGGCGTTATCCAGTAAGCAGATCATTTCGATCTCCCACGTCAGCATCGAAATGCCGTGAACACGGCTATAGGCGTCGATCTCTCCATACGAGATCGGATTTGCAGACATGCCGACTGATCGGCGGGCGTTCAGATCGAGGAACCAGCCCCAGACGTGCCGTAAATCGTCTGGGAAGTCTGGCAGGACGGTCGGTCGTCGTTTAGCGAAGACGGCCTCGCCGAACGAAATTAGCTCGCTGGCGAGGCTTTCACGAAAGCCAGTTGATTATCCGCCGCAGCGTCGATTTGCTCGGCAATGAACCACAAATCCGGGTTGGTCAGCACTGCCCGGACGTTTTCCGTCGTGCATTCAATGGCCTTCCCGCCTCGCTCGAATCCTTCCCACGAAAGAACAGCGGCCACCATTACATCAACTGCGCGATCTTCAATTTCTTCGACCGTCTGGACTTTCTTCGGATTGCGCTTCTGGTCCCGGATATTGGCATTGGCCAAGCGACGCTGAACATCACGAACGCGCTGCGACTGATACGACGCAACCCGAACCTTCATGCCCATCTTCTTGCCTGTGGTTGGGTGAACGATGTCGACCTCGAAACCTTCGTCAAATGCCTTCGCCGCGCCGTCAAATACTGACAGATCCATCTGTGAATTTCCTGTTGATACGTCTGTGGAGAAACGGTTGATAAGCTGTTGGAATTACGGAGTTCCGGCAGTAGCTTCTTCTTCAAACACAGCGGTCGTGATGCCGAGATTGAACGCCGTGGTGACCACATCATCGGCTTCGCCGTAGCTTTCCTTGGCCGACTGTACGAGCGCATGAAAATAGAACTCGGTTGGAGTGCCTGTTTCATCCGGAGCGTCGTTCGCAACAACCCGGATAGCATAGGCGAGATTGGTCTTTTCAGCCGCCCGCAGCGCGATCTGACCTGCATCGAGCGGATCACGACCACAAACCAGGGCGAGAACGCCAGCATCACGAGCACCCTTGAGATGGCGCACACGGGCATCCGATAATGACGTGAAGGTTACGTCATTCGCTTCGTCGCCGAATTCGCCGAGGTTCTGGACCTCCCCGACAGGCACGAACGTGAGCGCCTTATATGCCGTGATGATAGCGGCCTCATTTGCGCCGGTTACGGGAGTGGCAGGCCCGATCGCAATCGTAGAGCCCGAAGCAGTTGTAATCATGGGTCTTCTCCATATGAAAAAAGCCCCGGATAGGGGCTGTTAACGGCTCAGGCCGGATGAATGTTATGCGAAACAGTCGTATGAGATCGTCACCGGCACTTGCCAGTGCGTCTCGTCGCTGAACCCTTGCGCGATGTCGGGTGCCTTGGTGATGCGAACGGACAATCCGTCTTTCGGCAGCTTAAGATCAGTCGGAAAGTGTTCGGCCACCTTCCCTGCGTTTTCTGTCGACTTCGTTGCTCCACCGTTTAACGGTAAGAACACATCAATCTGAAGAACTCCGCGCCGTTGATGCGGTGCTGTGGACCCGACGAAACGACGACGCGATGTGTTTGGGACATGCGTCACGCGCAAATATCCCGTATCGGGCCGCTGGAACGCGATATTTGGCCAAGCGACCGGAAGCGCAGGATTTAGCACCAACGACGCCACACGCTCGAATAGAGCGTTTTCTATACTCTTCTCGATCGTCATGTCAGAGCTTGAGCCTTTGTTTCACTTCTTTGGCTTTGGCGGCAACGATTTCCTCCCATCGCTGAGCGATGAGCGTTACCCACGGACGCGGGACCGCACCCTTGGCACCGTAATGCACATAGGCCGCATAGTTCGCCGTGTAGCCGAGATAGATGGTGTCACCGATATCGGCGCTGTTGATCACCAGAATGACCTGTTGAAGGCCTGGAGGCACCGAAGCGCCCGGATTGTCTCGATACAGCTTTGGCATGGCTTCACGTGATGCCATCAGAGACGCACGGAGAAACCCCGTTCGCCGGTAGTTTTCCGATGAAGGCTGATCATAAATCATATCAGACAGAAGCTTATCCATCTGGCTGACTAGCTCTTGCGCGCTCTCTTTGAATACGACTTCTAGCGCGCCATCGACCTTAACGGCCCATTGCCCGACAGTTGCAGCAAAAGACTTAGCCATCATTCCACCAGTTGAGCGACGAAATCGATCTTGTATTCAGCGATGCACTTGCATCCGATCTTGTGGCGAATGGGAATACCTGGAGCATGCGGATACATGATCAAGGTCCCGTCCGGCGCAACAAATGGCTGGTCATATCTGACCTTCTGGCCCCTCATCGCGACGTGCTGCGCTCTCGGGTGCTCTTGCGGAGTGTGTCTCCAAGTCTTGGTGACGATGTCTGCCGAAAGGTTCCCGTTATCGATCTGCTGACGAAAAGCGATGTCTTTGGCCGCGGCCATTGCATTGAACGTTTCATTCAGCGCTATTGTATCGGCGCGAAGCTTCAACAGACCCGCACTGTATCGATTGACGATTCTGTCCACGACATCCGCGGGTAACGGGGTTTGCTCTTTGAGCGCTTTCATCACTGTTCGGTCAAATCGCTTGTCTCTTCGACCTCGGGCCAGATAGTTCTTCAACAGCGTCGTATCGCCTGAAAGCAGCTCATCACGAGCGCTCTGGACAAACTGGGCCTGCGCTGCCGTCAGACCGATAATCCCGCCTTCTCGCTTTCCGGTAGCTCGGTTGACAGGTCCAACGATGGCTTTGGCGGCCTTCGTCGGATTGTCGCCACGAGCAAGGCTTTCCGTCAGAGCGGTACGGATGCTTTCGACCTGATCAACAACGATTCCTGAAACAAGGCTGGCCGAATGATCGCGTAGCCAGTTTTCAGCGACAATGTTCCGAGCATCCCAGCGAATGACAACTGTGTGGCCTTCGGGGTCTTTCAGTGCGGGCATGTTCGAAACGGTATCGACCCCGCCCGCGTTGAATGCCTGTCGTAGCGCTTCCTCAAGCGGGTTAAACGCTGCTTCTTCGATGAACATCGCATCAATAGCACCGGCAACATCGCCCTTTTCCAGCCGTTCAACTATCCGGCGAAGGACAATGTTCGAACGGATATCATCCACGGCTGCCATGAATGCGGCGCGCAGGATGGGTTCATACGTCGCGATAAATGCTTCAACCCGCTCGCGGGGCGTGAGACGCTTGAGCATTAACTATTCCAGATAACTTGATGTTTATTTTCATCGGATAGATGTCCACCACGGAAAGTAAAGTTATAGGGGGTGGACATGAAAGCTTCAGAGTTTTGGGCAAATTTCTACGGCAATCTTTGCATCGCACTTGTTGCGTCTGGGGTGCTCGCAGTAACAGTCGTTGCTCTCAGTGAGAAGATTAAAAACCCCATACTAGCCACCGTTGCAGTTTCTGTTTGGGTGTTTCTTGCCATATTCTCCATTTTTATGGCGTCATTCTACCTTAAAAAAGACGCTCGCTCTGGAATCCCTGCAAAGCGGAAAAGATAGGGATCACATCAAGTGCGACTCTGGATTAGCCAATAAACCACTGTTCCAGCCGGATTGAGCGGCTTCGCCTCGACAATCGTGCTCACAACCCCACCGATGACGACCTTGTCGGTTGTCGTCGGCTGGATTGTCAGACCCTTGGTGGCAACATAAACCTTCTTGTCGGTCGACTTGATCAGTGTCCCGTCAACGTCTTTTTGGTCATAATCCAGCGCGACCAGAGTGCACGGATAGTCGGTATCGCTTGTGCCAGGGTCCCACGGAACGCCCGATGTCTCAGTACGCCGGATAGCGCCAGTCTGTCCGAACTTGTCGATCAGCCGGTTCGCCGTGGCTACGGAGCGGGCATAGTTGAACTTGGCCATTATGGCGCTCTCCAATGGATCAAATCCCCGACCAAATGCGTTGAAAAACATCGGGAACCGAAGGAGGACAACATGAACGTCGCAAACTTGCAGCTCGAGGGTCTGTGCCTCGCTTTCGCCGCGATCAATCATGCACTGGTCGAGAAGGGCATTCTCTCTCAGGTTGAGATTGACGAAGCCCTCAGACGGGCCGAAGCAACCGCTCGTGGAGATGATCGCTTTGTTGAGGACTTAAATCCGTCCAATCGCGATGCAATCTGCTTTCCAATCAGGGTTCTTCAAATCGCCAATACTACCGGCGCAGAACGTCCGTGGAACTTCACCGAACTTGCCCGTTTGGTTGGCGAAACGAAGCAGCCCTATAACGATATGCTTTAGGCCCTCGCTGCAGATCCGAACACACCCGGTCCTTTGCCGCGGATGAACCCGGCGAGGATGCCGTCGACTACGCTGATAACCGGCAGGACATCGTCAATCCTGCCATTCGTGTCTTGATACGTGACGGATAGATCGCCGACTTGTTCCTGCTTAATCGCCTCGGCTGGCACGTAGTCAGGCGAGAGGCTTCCCGGTGCGCTCAATTCCCGCCAAGCGGCTTCGCACAGCGCGTTCTTGATCCGTTGCGGTATCGTCGTGCTCGGCAACAGCGCGCCGCGCCACACGGCGTTCTTTCGAGGCCATTCCAGTGCTTGCTCTACCGTAGCGGGTTCACCGATGAACCGTTGACCATAGGTTCCGTCTAGCCATGTCGTGCCACGACGCAAGGATTGCTCAAGTTCGGCATCGGTTTTACCTTCAAGGTCATAGCCGACTTTTCCGCAGTAGGCCTTGAACTCGTCCAGATCGACGTAGCTGTCAGCGTCAGGATCGCCAGGAGTGGTGATGAGTGGCATCAGTTCAAACCTCGCGTTTCCTGAAATGCTGAGAGTAAGCCCTGGAATATCGCCTGCATCGAATATGCCTCGAATTCTGGCGACGGGTCTTGCTCACCAATGTCATTGCGGATTGTCTGCCAGACGTGAGTAGCCTCATGGACAAGAAGGCCGGTGATTTCAGTAATCGACCGTTCATTCTCGCTCCCGTCGCGGATCGTGACGAGGACAACCACCTTCCCGTCATTGGTGAAAGTGGTGCATCGCCCGTCGGTGTCTGGATAAGGTTCCTCGCAGTCCAATCGCTTCATTTCGCGCTTCCATGCCCTCTTTGACGGGCAGAAGCCGAAATAGACTGGTTGCCAACCGCGATCACACCAAATCACGCGGTCTTTGTCGCTCATTCTGCGGCAGCCTGGGCATTCAGTTCATTGAACTTGTCGATCAGCGTTTCAAGCTTGGCTGACGGATGAGGAGCCTTGCCGGTTGCGGCTTCAATCGCCGAGCGAAGCTGCTCTTCGCTGAACTGGTTGCCGCTGTCTGTGCCGATGCCGTTGGCAGGCGGCGTCTGCGACTGCTGGCCTTCGTCCTTCCCGCGCTTCTTGTGCGGGTTGATCACCTTTGCGTCTTCCGGCGCGAACCGAGCATCGATGATCTTGAAGCCATCGGCCCGAAGCTTTTCTTTGAGCTTCTGCGATACCGGGTGAACGACATATGCGATTTCACGCTCTTTCGACATGGGAACCCTCAAATAAAAAGGGCGAGCCGAAGCCCGCCCAGGTTGATGATTAGGCTGCGGCCACAGTCAGAACGCCGGCCGTGTGTTTGATGCTGGTCGCGACCTTGTCCCAGTTCGTGCCGGTGGCGATCTCAGCGTCGGACGGCGACTTACCACCGTTGGCTTCATCCCAAGTGTAGCCCTTAAGACCCAGACCGAACGAATAGTCCATCTGCATAGTCGTCTCGATGCGGGTCTGGCCGTTGGAGGTTTCGATGTTCGTGATCACATCGCTGCCGTCATGAACAATCGCAGCACTTTCCGCGAGAGAAAGCACCTTCAATTTGTTCGGCGTTCCGGCCTCATACAGCGCCGGTGCATCGGTGACGATCACGGGCTTGCCGAGGATATCGACCACACGGACATTCTGCGCCTGGAAGAGCTGAGCCGTGTTGACGAGATTGGCGCCGATGAGCTTGTGATAGGCCGTGCCGTTCATGACCTGAGCGATCAGATTGCCCGAATGATCACCGAACTTTGCATGCGCATCGTTCATTGCCACGTACGACAGGGCCGGATCGGTTGCCGCGGACACATCATTCGTCGCGTCCGGCTGATTGCCGATGGCGGCGACAAGTCCAGCAATAGCCGTGTTGAGTTGGTCAGCCATCATGGCTTCGGCAAAGTTGCGGGATGCCACTTCGATACCTTCAGCGGTCGGCTTCTGAAGCCAAGTCATCTGCGATGGTTCGTAGCGGATCGGGCCGAAGCCGCCGGCGATCTTGACCGAAGAGTGCTTCTGCTGGGTCAGATCGGTCGCGGCTGCTGCGGCTTGTGCCGCATACCGATCAACACGACGCTGTGCTGAGTGGATGGATGCAAAGAACGATTCCTGAAGGAAATCGCCCTCAAAACCCTCCGTGGTGAGACGGATTGCGCCGTTGGAGGCGGCATTGAACTTCTGCACCATCTGCGCCAGCGTTTCGATGATGGCGGGCATGAAGTATTTGTTGAATACCTGCATCTGGGAAAGAGACATGGAAAGCTCCTATGCTGTGTCTCGGGATTGTTGGTTGGATGGGCTTCCCGCCCGCTTGATGCCGCTTCTCATCCCGAGACAGCAGCAGAGAGATTTGAGGGGCTTAGCCCCTCAGTTCGGGGAACTTCGAAGCGATAGCGGCTGCGCGCTCTTCCTTCGATCCGCCGAAATTACCGCGTTGCGGAGCATTACCACCGCCACCTGCGCCCGGTTGTTTACCGCTGCCCGACTGGCCGGAACCTTCAAAGGCGCGTCCGAACGCATCAGATTCCTTCATTTCGGCAACCAGACCAGAGATATCCATCGGCGTACCCTTGGAATCCGCGATCTTTGCGTTGCCGTCCTTGTCGATCACTTCGACCGTAAACTTGCCGTCGACTTCCTTGACGCGGGTGTGAGCCCGTACGTGAGGAAGGAGCAGTTCCACCGAGCCCTTGGCTTCAGCCAGCGCAGAGGTTGCAGCCGCATCGATAAGCAGACCCTCAACCGTCTTGGTCAGATGCCCGATACGCTCATCACGTCTCGTAAGCTCGCCGGTGTGCTTCTCCAGCAGTTGAGCCTTGGCAGCCTCGAACTTCGTATTCGCGATCTTGTCGGCTTCCTTGGCAGGGTCGATGCTGGTCAGTTCTTCCAGCTTGGCCAGAGCCTCGCGAGCCTTGTCTGGGTCAAGGTCCTTGAACTTGATCACATCGCGCTCAAGACGTTCGCGTGTCGTGCGTTCCTTGCCGAGTGCAGTCTTGAGACCATTCACGTCTTCCAGTGCGAAGCCGTCGACACCCTCCACATCAAGAATGAACTTGCCGTCCTTCTCGACATAGAAAGCCGAGATTGCTTCATCGATACCATCAAGCGATGCCAGAATTGCTTTGAGAGCCATGTTTATCCATCCCGGATAGTTGTGCGCGTCCCGCGCATTGAAAAAGGCCCGGAAGGATCACCCTGCCGAGCCGTGTGAATTCAAATTGTCGTTGAGCTATTCCGCCGGCTCTTTCACCGGTGGAGTGACGGCAGCGGTCAGATCATCCTCGGTGTCGTCACCGGGGAGTTCATCCATGATCCGCTTTTCCTCTTCGTCTGCGTCAAACTCGGGCGAAAGGATGCTTCTGCGCTTCATTTCCTGCCAGAGCGTCTGTGTGCTGAGCTTGCCGCGCTCATTCATGGTCAGAAGTGTATCAGGCGCCTTGTCCTCTCCGAGTTCGATTGCGAAGTCAGTATTCACGTAAACGGTCGGCTCGAGCTTCACCTTCAGCCACATCGATGTGAAGACGTAAGCCCGCTCCAGACAGTCCTTGAGCATGAGAGCCCATGCCTGTACGGCGCTGGCTGACTTCTGGGAAGCGAAGGCGGCTGCAACCTGCGTGATCCCGCTAGTGCCCGCTGTAAGCGGCTGACGACCAAGCTCGCGCATCTGTGTCTCGGTCTTGTCCACCTCTTCCGAGAGGAACTTCAGCGAAGAGGCCGAGGGTTCGATGAACTGCCACTGCCCGCTCTTCGTGCCATCAGGCGTCGGAGGTGCATAGAGAACGACCGAAGGGCCAATCGGCGCCATGATTGGCTTGCCGTTCTCATCAACCGGCGGCGTTACACCATTGCCCGCCAGCATCGGAAATGCCGTCAGTTCCTTTGCGGACTTAAGATTGGTCTCCTGCTGGTAATGCTCAACCTGCAATTCAGCGACGTTTCGCATCGGCGGGCGAATGCGCCACGTCGAACCTTCACGTCTGCCGGTGAAGAATGGAACAAGAGCGATAACATCAATCGAGATAGGCCCTTCCGCGATCAGTGACCAACCTGCGTCTGTCTTCGCGCCTTTTTCCCAGATCTCATATCGGGCAGGCCCATATTGACCGCCTTCGAGTTCATCCCGGATCAGGATGCGAACACGATCAATGCACAGTTCCTTGCCGGTGCTGTCTCGCTGGGTAACGGGCTCGTAAATCTTGGCGTAGGTGAACTGTTCCGTGCCGTTGATGACCTTGCTTTCGACCCAGAGCATGTCGGTAGCGGGTATATTCACCCAGTACGGCCGCGCACCCATCCGCTTCTCATCGGCAAGCGTGGCACCTTCCGGCACTGTCGGATAGTCGACCAGTATCCAGTCAATGGCGTTGTGAATCCCGTTGAAGAACACTGTATCGGCGAAGACGTGCAGATGATTGCCGCCACCGTCGATATCCTCGGTCACAACCTTGATCGCTTCCGGCACGGTATCGTTGGCGAGCGTCACTTCCTTCGAAAACGGCTTGGACGCCAAGTTCTCCACGATATCCGAATAGATGTCAGTGAACTTCGAGTTCGCCAGACGATAGTCGTAGTTCGGGTCACTCTCATTGGGAAACTGCGGAAGATAGGATTTACCAGCTTTCCGCATGGCGTCGACGCCACCGCGGATCGCCGCAACCTTCGTCCAGTAGCCGAGCATCGCCTTATAATCGGCTGATGTAGCGAGAAAATCTGTATCAGCCATTTATCCGTCCATAGGTTCCGAAGACAGCTTTCGGCATCTCAGCACCAAGCATCAGTTCAGTGATTGCCCATACAAGGGCGTCGGCACGGTCAGGCGATCCATCACCCACGTAACCGGAGGCAGTGAAGTTGCACATCTGGTCTTCAAGATCGGGGAAAATGCCCACGTGATGCACTTTGCCTTGCTCGTACAAGGCGCTGATCGGCTCGGCTCGAACGGCTTTGCCACGACTGGCAACAACTTCCTTGAAGGCAGCCTTCTTATCGGCGGTCGCCACCGTGAAGCGCACCATGTCGCCGCCGTAGTTCCGCTCACCGACAATCCGGTCAGCCTCGAAACGGTGATAGAGGTCGACTGCCCGCCTGCCCCATCCTTCCGGCGACAATTGGCAAGTGCCGTCCTCGAGAATGTATGCGTGACCATCTACCCCACGACCTGCGACAACAATGCCGATGTCGTCGCCACCGTCATCACCACGTGTGCCCGAGGGGTCGACAGCAACCACAATTCGAACAAGTTCCGGGGCCTGCTTCACGCGCAGGCTGTCTATACCCGGCATGATTTTGCCGTCGGCAGCCATGCGGTCATCCAGCGCCCACAAGGCGCCGTTGACTTCACTTGCCCATTCACCCGCTTCAAAACGAAGCCGCTTTGCTGCCGACATCGAGGCCAGCACGTCGAAATACTCCGCCGGCAGGTTATCGGCATTATCGGACGGGTTTACCTTCATCTCGACGTAGTCGTCGGGATTGGGAAGCGCCTCTTTCGTGCCAGGCTTCATCTTCGACCGGAATAGCTGAAAGCTCCAATGCAGTTTTGACGGCGGGTTACAGTCGAAATAGGCCTTAAGCGCCAGATACTGCCGTCCGGTGGCTTTCGCTATTTGAGCGGCGAGCACACACTTCTGGGCCAGGCGGGACATTGCGGTTTCCACCGATGCCCACGGAATCTGACTGCTTTCGTTGAAATAGAGTGTTGCGTATTCCTGCCCGAGAATTTTCTCGACGCGCTCCTTGTCATCTAGGCCAGCAATCCAGACCTGAGAACCGTTCGGTAACTCGACATAGAAGTCAGTCTTGTCAAACCGCACTCGCAGCGATGGAAAGCAAAGCTTCAGAACCTTCGGCAGCGTATCGGACCAGACCGACGTCTTGGCATGATTGAACCGGAAGCGGAAAATGACATGCCGAGAACCAGGCGCATTGATTGCCCGCTGAATGATGGCTCGGACAAGCACAAAGGTCTTTCCAGATCGCGAGCCGCCGCGCAGCATGATATTGCGCGCAGGGCCAGCCAGCAGCCGGTTAGCCTGCCTTTGCTTCTCCGTCAGTTGAATTGCAGTCATGTCTCACAGTTCAGCGTCCTCTTGCGACACGGTCAGAGATATCTCACCTGAATGCTCGTGCTTCTCGATAAACATCCCAAGGTGCTTGCCAATGTCGACAAGCGCCGCCTTCTTATCATGCAGCTTCAGCTTGATCCCGCCGGTTGAGTTCTGGCTGATCTCAGCGATGGCTGCCGCCGTGTCGTCGTCAATTTCATCGCTCGAAACGAGTTGCACGTTATTCGTGACTACGTTCTTCACGACCAGCACGTCACCGCCATCGGGGTTATCTTCCTCAGTGACAAGCGATCCTTGCCATTTGATGGCTTTACGAATGTCCGAGAATCCAATCTTGGCGAGCTCTGCCAGAACGCGTTCTTTCGTGATAGCAAGCTTGTCGATGGCCCTTTCAGTGGCTTTGCGCTCTACTGTTTGCTCCCATTCGAGAAGCTCATTCACCCGTTTTGAAATGCTTTGCTTCCGCTTTAACGTCGCAGCATTACCGCGGTTCGGCTTAAAGCCTGCAACCCGATACGCTTCATCAGCCGTTTTGCCCTTGGCGAGCTCTTGCGCAAATGCTTCGTGACGGGCATTTTTCAGAATGGGCATTGATAACTCACAGGGGCGCAAATGATTAGCTGTGTGGATTTTTTTGCGGATATCGCATCCATCGTCACTGCGGTAATCGCGCTTTTGGCTTGGATAAAGTTCCGTGGTCAGTCGAGAGATCGTCAGAGCCGCCTCGAAGAATATCTTTTCACTGTGAAGTCAAAGCGAAACAGTGGAGAAGGCCTGAAATCGGTCCCTCATCTTATGGCTCGACTCTACATGACTGAGGCACAAGTTTACGATGCAGCGTTCAATAGCAAGGTAATTAAAGCGCTTCCCAAAAAGGGAGTTAACGGTTTGGCCGAGCAAGTGATGTTTCAACACAATCCCGAGGCCAGAGCCAAAGAAGACGCGGAATAGGCTTCCCGCATAAGCCGCACTCTTGTTTCTGCGTGGGACTGAAGGTTCAATACCTAATATGAATCGGGGGAGCATCTTCTATGCTTATAGACTCGAGCGATATTCACGCTCAGAATGACAGAATAATTCGAGCAAGTCGTTGGTGTATGGAAAACATCGAGTTTTCGAACAAAGCAATCGATGTGCTGCGATCTGCTTCATACCTTCCACTACAAAGCCCCGACGATGTGACTCTGTTACGTCTCGCCATTCGTCTAATAAACTCAGCCGGTGCAGCAGGAATATCGGCGCTGAATGGCTACTACCAGCCCGCAGCATCCAACATCCGAGACATCATTGAAGTCTCATTTTTGCTTGACCTTTTTTCGCGCGACGCTTCGCAAATTGAAAAATGGCGCACTGCCGATAAGAAAACACGACACAATCTTTATCGCCCAGTAGCTATCCGCACAACTCTCGACAATCTTGATGGAAAATCTTCTTCATTTCGGAATGAGGCCTACAAGCTTTACTCAGAACATGGGACACATATGAACGCGTCGGCCGTCATTTTGATGAGCCCAAACATGAATACGATTGTTGGCCCATTTCCTGACGCAGAGAGGCTGCTTGCACTAAGTTTTGACATCGCGCGGTATCTCGGTGGTGGGACAACTTACCTGATTAAGGCGCTCTCGAACTGCGAGACGGAGAACAATAGCGCGTTCGACTCATTCATAAATTTCAGCACCGCGTTCCTTGATGCAATTGAACCATTCAAAAACCGAGCGAATAAACCGGATATTCCTGTTTTGACAACTTGAGCCTGATTAGAAAGTCAGACCGTTGCTGCGGTAAGTTTGCCCTCGGCAATCTGCCGCTGGCGGCGAGCCACTTCACGGGCGCCGTTGGGTTTGCATGTGCGTCCGCCGAGACGAATGCGCTTGCCTGACGATCGATGCCGGTGCGGTGCTGGCGCGGCAATCTCCGGGAATGGAGAAGCGACTGTCCCTTCAAAGAACCCACGAACAGACCGCAATGCTGCCGCCATGACACTGAAGCGCATATCGTTCTCCGATTGATTAAAATGAAAAAGCCCCGCGTGAGCGAGGCTTAAAGATTGCTACAGTTAGCTACAGCGTTCTCACGACAGGTCACCATACCCGACAAGTGTATTTCATCTTATAATTTTCCCTACGCGTAATCGTAGGAGAGCCCAAAATGGCAAAACGTACGCGTAAAATACTCTTTCAAACTCTAAAGCTTATAAATGCCCTCACAAAGCTCCTATCCGCAGTAGCTAAATTGCTACACGCACTCGAAAAGCTCAAAGATTTTTTCCAGTGAACAGGATAAAAGCAACCGCAGCGACGATGTGAATATGTGCAAGCGGCAAGGCATTAAATTTAGGTAGGCGTTTTAATGCCCTTCCTTTGCTAAATCGATACCTAGAACCAAATTGGAGGGCCACATGATGCGATTTAAAGAGTTTATCGATAAAAGCGAAGAAAAAAAACTGACCGTTTGGTTTGATCCAAGCGATACAGAGGCGTCCGAGTACGCTTTACAAATAATTGAGGAAGGGAAAACCTATTCAATCAATAGTAGATACTCCGCCCGCCACGATAAGGGATTACAGCCAAATCAATTGGACCACACACATATATACTTAAAAGGAAAGGAAGTATGCGTCGTGAACAAGGATGGAACTCCTAGTCACGGGTCTCCCGGGTTCAATACCTTGCCAAAGAACGTTCAAAAAATAATCAAGGATTATGGGCTTGTTGAGAGCAGTCAGTATCTAATCGAGAACGCCAATACAAAACCGCCGCTAATTATACCACCTGCTCTAATGGCGACACTCAAAAGTCTTATACTTCAGGACAAACTTCGATCCTCAATGCCTCCCCGGATCGATCAGTAAATGGCAATGTCTCCGAACCCAAATAAAAAAGCGGCCCGAAGGCCGCTGAAATCTTATCAGGCCGCAATTTTGCATCCTGAAACTATGCGCAGATTATTCTGCTTCGCCCGATATGACAAGACACTTATGCGACTTTCTTTCGAGTTTGTGTGAAAAAATGTCGATGAAGTGCATTACAGGCGAGACGAATGTCCCCGATCATATGAGGGAAGTATTGGTCATTCTCCAGCATAAACTGCACGGCAGCGAAGAGGTTCGAGTTTCGCGTCTCTAGCTGTGCCACTTCAATGACGCGGCGCGCATCGCTGTATGCCTGCTTTGCCCGGACTACCCATTTGGCATAGTCCTCTGGGTCATCGGCGCCGACAGTACCCGTTTGATCGTAATGCGCAGCCGGCGAGCATTCAGCCTTACGTCGGTCGTTCAGCACTTCACGATAGCGCTCGGCAGCGTCGTACTGGCTCGTGCTGATGCCTTCCGATTTGTCGCGCTTATAGGCCATATGAAGCCTACCGAGATTGTCGCTTGCCAGATCCGAAAGCGCTTCTGATGCTGTCATGCCGAATATCCTCATCCTCGCAAGCTGAGCCACTTTTGCTGGCGGCTCCTTTGCTCGGCTAATCTGACCAGAAGGCGTACGCAGAGCTCCTTCCTTCTTCGGCCTTCCACGTTTCGCCTTGATCTTTGCCGCTTTAGTTTTCGCCATGTCTGTTCCTCGTTGACGTGGGTTATGCTGCTATCTCGATACCGAGAATTTCGTTTCGCGCCTGGTGCAGAAGTTTTTCAACTTCTGCCTCTGTCTTGTTCATCATCTGGGCAATCTCGACCGTATCCATTCCCTTGCGGAACAGCCGGTGCGCCTGAGAACGGCGGGAGTTTCCCGTCAAGAACTTCTTCTGCGCCTGTAGCCGCCTGATGAGAGACGGAGCATAGCCGTGATATTTGCCCATTGGGTGCTCTGTTGCATCGTGCATTATGCCGCCCTCCCCGCCTGCGTGAACGATCCGGTTGAAACCGGCTTCATGGTTTCCAGATCGAGTTCGTGGCCATTGGCTTCCGCCGCTGCCTGTAGGCGGGCCATTGCGGCGTCGTAGGAGTTTTCTTCGTCCTTTTTGTCCTGCATTGCGGCCTTGACCGATTGCCATTTCTCGGTAGCTCTGGCTCGGCTTTCTGGCGTCCACGTAGATTGCGATTGAGCACGCTGGCGCTGCTCCTCGCGTTGCTCCCGTAGTACGCGATCACGATTAGCGTCCCATGCCATCGCATCGAGAATTGGCTTCATCACCTTGTTGCACTCTTGGCGCAGTTCTGGCGGGTCAGGGAGGAATGGGTGCCCAAGTGAACCTTGCAGAATGTTCTTTGTTGCGACCTGCAAGCCGTGGCGGGTAACCCCCTCCAGAGCGATGTAGAAAAGGGCCACGTTGAGGCTGTCGTTATCCGAAGCCCTTGAGCGAAGGCCGGAAAGCAAGGTCAAGCACTCGAACATTTCCTGCTGGGTGGCCTTCGTCGTGAAATCCTCGGTTTTCGCTAACTGGTTCATCTTTCAAAACTCCAAGTCGCCTTGCTTCGTCGCGTATTGCATCCCCGATGTTTCGGGGCTTGGGAGGTGGTTCGTTTCGATGGGCGGTAAACTTCTGGTCGGCTTCATCGAGCCAGCTTTGGCCATTCAGCCAGGTGGAAGCGTGCCGGGTGTATTCGGGATTTTCGCCGCGTCGTTGCTCGGCATAGCGCCGGACGCCAGCGAGGATCGTTTCAAGCTCGGCCTGCTTTCGAGCCGAACGAAACGCCTTGAGCGCTTGCCCCTTGCCGACACGACGCGGATAGATCGGCCAGAACTGTTGCTCGAACTCGGTTTCGAGCGAAATTGAGGAAGCGTTAGCTTCCGAAATCGTGGAAGGGGTAGTTTTTTCTTTAGGGGGTGTGGGGGAGGTTTCTTTTTTAGGGGAAACCACGCCTGAAGCGTCTGAAACGTCTTGTTTCGTCTTATTAAGACGCTTTTCAGACGCTTTCTTCTCATAATAGCGGCGATTGCGATCCTGACGTGCCGTGCGAGCAGGCATGATTTCCTGCTCCATAGCTTCGGCAGCAATCAGCGCATGTTCGATGGTCAGGCCAGCTTCAAGCATACGGCGGATAGCGGCGGATATGCTCATTTCATCACCTCAACATCAATGCCGAGGAACGCCTTCACAAGCTTGCGCTTGAGGCGGAATACAGGTGTTTCAACGCCTTTCACGTCGATCACGCGAAAGCGGTCTTCCGAGAAATCCCAGAACGCAAAATCTGCCTTATACGTCGTGACAAGTTCACCCTTTGGCCCAAGGACAACGAATGGCCGTTGCAGTTCTATAACGCCAACTTCTCCAGCCTTTTCTCGCTGTTTAAGCTCTGCATAGAAGCGCGCCTCTGCCTTGCTATCGAAGGTGATGCCGTCGAGCGTGGTTTTCTTCGCACCGTACTTGTTGCGCTTGCTTGTTTCGCGGTATTCTGCAGCGGACATTCTCATGCCGCCTCACCTTCTGCCTTGCGGCGGTCAATCTCGCTTTCGATCAGTTTGACGACCTGCAAACGATGCTGACGAATACGCTCATGCTGCGCGATCCACATATCTGGACGCGGCGGCTTGGAAGCGCGGCCTTTGCGAAGCAGGTCATCCATCGACCGCACTTCGCCTATGGCGATATCGTGCATCTGGCGCAGGGAGAGCATCAGGGCCTCACGCTATCCGATACGTTTGCGAGCCACCCGGAAACAAATCGTCTCCAGTTGCTGCTACAAAGCCATTTTCGATTAGCCATTTCCCCGAGGCTGGCCCCACTGACTTGCCGTCTGGCAGTGTGGAATAAACGAAACCGCCACCCTTTATGCCTTCTTCCGTATGCGATACCTCGCGAGCAAGGGTTGCCCCCCCCGTAGAGGCGGCCAAGAGCCGGCTTCACATAATGCGGTATTTTCTGGGCTTCCATTACATCCTCCATACGGAATAGACGAAGATCAGATAGATCAGCAGGATCGTCAGAAGGGTGGCGAGGGTGGCGGCGCGAAAAGAGCTCATCGTTCACCCTTCTCTATTCGTGTCGGGAAGGTCTTTTCGTCCTTCTCCCGTTGAACCAGTCTCAACCAGTACTGGCGCAATTTCCGCCACGCTGCTTGCATAAGGCGTTCCAGCCAGAGCATCCGCGATGCCAAGAAGTTTCGAATTGCGCGCATGGGCTAGTTCCCTCTCAGCCGCATAGGCTCTTTCTGATGCTTCAAGCGCCGCTTTGTAGGCGCGAGCGATGGCCGCATATGCGGACACAGGCATATCTTTGATTGATCGATAGCGGAGGCGATGCATCCAAGAAGCCGGAGCGCCATACATGCGCTCAGCCCGGTGCATGGCAGCGTCAACGGTATCACCCGGCCCCCGGTAGGTACTTTGAAGGATGAAATCACTCATCCCTCTGGCGCTGCTGACAAACTCGACACTCATTTTGTCAGATCCTTCAAAACCTTTGTCGGACATTGCAAAGCTCTCCAGCTACGTTTCAGGACAGCCAAGAGAGCCTGAAACGAAACGAGAGCAGGAGTAGAGGTTTGGAGCACATCGGGCATGCAGCATGGCGCGTTTTGCAGAACGCACGAAAAGCAGCAATTGCCCGAGGAAATGACGAAGAAGCGGGAGAGCGTGATCCTGCCTTGTTCAAGGTTGCGACGGGTAGTTACCCGGACACGCGCCAGAGCGCCGCTTCTCCTACCGTGGGAGAACGCTCTCGACTTGAAAGAACGCGCAAAAAGCGCCCCACGGGTTCGTGAATTTGAGATTGAGCGAGGATTGTTCCTCATCGCCGCCCCTCGCTCGAAAAGGGAGCCTCACCGCGCTTATTGAAGGCGGTGAGGCTTTCTTCGTCAGTGTGGGAGGAGTTCACCAACGAATGAAAATTCTGCAATGCGTTTGCATGCGTGCGACCGCTCGCGCTCCTGCCGGTCTTACGGCAAGAGGCAATGAATGTTCCGTCATGGGTTGGGAAAACGGTCGCGGTCATGGCTTAGCTCATGCCCAAGGCGTCCATGTAGAGTTGAAGCATGGCTTCTTCCTCTTGACGCTCATGGTCTTCCTTCTTGCGAAGCCGAATGATTTCCTTGAAGGCCTTGGCGTCGAAGCCGCTACCCTTCAGTTCCGCGACAATTTCTTTTTGATCGTCGCTGATCGTCTTCTTTTCTTCTTCAAGGCGCTCGTAACGCTCAATGAAGGCTCGAAGCTGGCCAACGGCAATCGTCTGCGCTTCCGATGTAATATCGTCGCTCATTATACAGTTCCTGATAGGGCTGGTGGTTGGTCGGTTGTTTTCGCCTCTTTGCGCGGGCGGGAAGCCTGTACGTTGGGCTTTGCGCGCTCGGCGCGGATGTATGCGCGAACTTCCATCTCCGTTTCAGGCCAAACTCTCCCGCCAGAACGAAGCCTTTCGACAAGGCGACCGTTCTTGATCGCTTTCATCCCGAACCGGAAAGCGCCGGTTCCTGTTTCAGCCATGAAGGCTTCTATTTCTTCGAGAAGTTTCGTGCTCATAGCTGACATATACACGCTATCGCGTGCATAATCAATACACGCAACAACGTGTGCACGCTTTTCCGTGTACGTGATAAAAAATTGGTATGGAAGAGAACTGGAAAAGTCGCCTTTTGAAGGCTGTAGACGAAGATCCAAGATCAGATCGGGCCATTAGTTTGGCGACGGGTCTTGGCGTCAACACGGTCAACGAACTGCGAAATACTGATAAATCGCCCAGCATCGAAAAAGTTATGAAGCTGAGCGAAGAGCTAGGCGTAAGCCTGGCTTATCTCTTCTGGGGCGCAGAAGATGACAAGGCCCCGATCCGCGGTGAACAAGAAATCAGAGCTATGTTGGGTCGTGTGCAAGGGCTAAAGCCCGACGACGTGGGACTACTTCTTGGTATGATCCTGAATACCATCAAGGCGAATGCTTACGAACGAGAACATAGCCGTACTGATGATCAATCTGAGACTGCCAATCCCCACCGTGAACCAACTCCATAAGATCGGATAGCCGCTGGCTGATCTTTTCAATTTCCCTTGCCGCATTTAACTCGTCGCAAGAAAGAGCTTGTTCGAGCATTTCATCGACGGCTGATTTCTTTAGAATTTTACCGCCTGAGACATAACGGATCAATTCGGCCTCCGGCGTTAGATTTTTTCCATTTCTTCGATTTCTGGCGGCAGCGGATCGCCATGAGCATAAATTAATCTAGGTTCTTCGAAATCTCCGGTGTCGGAATCACCTGTGTTTGCAAAGGCGATAACCATGGGGCTGCTCTCTGCCATGCGTTCAGCAGTACGCTTTGCATGAGCCACGTCTTTCGCGATGAACGGCGTGTCGGCAATCAATTTGCCCCTCGGCCCCTTACTGTAGCTCTGCACGATAAAATTGGTTTGCATGCTCATACCCGTTACTCCCTGTACGCTTGTTATGTGCGACAGGATGACTCATATACGAGAACGGAACAAGAACATTCTTGGTGAATCATTAACGGCGTTTTGTCGCCGCTAGATGTTGTGTACGTACGGATTCTTGTGACTAGAAGCCGAGATTGAAAAGGCGGTCGTATACAATCATGACGTGTTTCAGTTTATAATCGTACCGATTCGCAAACAAAAAGCCGCCCCCGGCCAAGGAAAGCGGCTTCTGCGAGCGGATTAGCAATTTGGCTAGATGCTCTACACACTCTCAAACTACTGATTTTTGAGAAATTTTCTAGCCTTGCTCGTCATCACTTTAATGCGTTGAAAAGGTTATAGAAAATGACTGATACGACAGATTTGGTCAGCGACCCACAGCAACTTCGCCTTGATCTTGTAGTTGCTGCCGAGATTGAAAAAGATGGCATAGGAATGGGCGTTCTAAGTGACGGTACGCCTTTTCTGACTATCCGTGGCCTCGCTCGTATGTGCGGGGTGGACATGGCTGCAATCGTACGCATGACCGCTTCTTGGCAGGATGTGCCTTTAAAGCCCCGTGAATATAAGATCCGAGAACTAATCAGAGCTCAAGGCGCGGACGACACGATTGCCTTTTTTGGGTTTATGAAAAATGGTGTAGTGCATCACGCTGTCCCCGCAGCAGTGTGCATGGCCGTTGTGGAATACTATGCGTTCGAAGCTCGAGGAGACAACACTCAAGCGGCACATAGTTATCGCACACTTGCCCGGAAAGGATTTCAAGACTTCATTTACGCGCAGGTCGGGTTCAACCCTAATGGCGTTCCGAGCATCGCATGGCAGCAGTTCCATGATAGGGTTTCGTTAAGTTATCATACCGTCCCGGCTGGGTATTTCTCAATTTTCAAAGAAATAGCCGACATTTTGGTGAGTATGATCCGTCAAGGCGCGGAGCTTGGTAGTCAATTTGTTCCAGATATCAGCGTTGGTCAGCGTTGGGCTAAGTTTTGGAAAGATAATAATCTTGAAGTCTTGTATGGGGATCGCAGGCAATACGAGCACAATTACCCAGATTATTTCCCGCAGGCTCCATCTAATCCTCAACCCGCGTTTTGCTACCCAGATGACGCCTTGGGGGAGTTCCGTAAATGGGTTCGTCAACAATATGTTCCCACCCATCTTCCAAAGTACCTCAATAGCAAGGTCGCGCAAGGGCAGATACCCGCTTCGAAAGCGGAAGCGGCGTTAACCGCTCTTATGCCTAAAGAAATAACTGCAACGCTTAAGCGTTAATTCTGAACCCCGCTTCGGCGGGGTTTGCGCATAAGAAAACTCCCCACCCGGCAGGATGGGGAGTTATCAGTGAAAAATCACTTAGGCTTTATCGACAACGGACTTTACGGCGTCTTTTGCTTTACCTTTGGCTTCCTGAGCCTTGCCCTTCAGCTTCTGGGCCGCACCTTCTGCTTCAACCTTTCGGTTGCCTGTAAGCTTACCAGCTTCTTCCTTGATAGCTCCGCCAGCCTGATTGGCTTTTCCCTTAATTTTGTCCGTGGTGCTGCTCATCTCATCATCCTTTGATTGATGTGAATTTCTTCGCACGATGAAAACGAAGCGAGCGCAAAAACGTTCCGATGAAATCGACGTTAGACAATTATCTTTGTAGAAGCGCGCCACGCGCTGCGGTTCACATAACCGCCTCCCCCATACTCTGATTTCTCCAGGTCATAACGCCCGATCACTGGTCAGGTCTTTGCGCTGTGATTCTAGCACTTCGCGAGCTGGCGTCAAAACTGATTGCACGTAATTGAGTGTATTCTATTGCAATGCACGCAAAAGCGTGTATATTCGATCTCAACAAACGAGATCGGAGCGCAACATGCATCCCTCAGTACAGACAACCTACAACGACCTTGCGCAGGCTCTTACGGGCCTGAAAGCAAGCGCACCAAAGCCGGTACGTGAAGTCATCCGCCAAAAGCGCGTCATGCAGCTTGCATGGTCCATGTACCGCGCAAAACAGGCGGCAGAACTCAAGGACATTGAACTGTACCGCGCCGAGGCTGCGCCGGAACAGTTCGAGCGTTGGTTCAAGCGCAACACGTCATTCAACGCCAAGCAGTTCGGCTTTGCTCTGCAAGACGCTCATCGCGCCATTGCCATCGAAGAACGCGGGCCGGTTTTCATCACGACCAAGCAGAGCTTGTTTATCGGCTCTGACAGCCGGTGGAGGTGAGAAACATGGCTGATCACCTCACCGGAACCGAAGTCAAGCGGCTGATCGCAGAGATTGAGCACCGTCTCAAGACTGATCCACACGTCCCGACCCGCCGCTATCTCGCTGAAAAGCTTTTCGAACTCACCGACCTTCTACAGGAACAGGAAGGAATTGCAGCATGACCGCTCAAGCCATTGATGTTCATCACGAAAACAGCATGGCGGCTCATCGTGGAGACGCGCCGATGATTTCCATGATCGAGCGCATCGCCATGGACCCGAATATTCCTCTCGACCGTCTGGAAAAGATGCTCGACATGAAGGAACGCATGGAAGACCGCGCCCGTGAAGACGAGGAACGGCAGGCCAAGAAAGCGTATTTCGCTGCCATGTCCCGGTGTCAGGCCGAATTGCCGGTCGTTACCAAGACGAAGGAAAATACACATACCCGGTCGATGTATGCCGATCTGGCTGCAATCGAAGAACAGGCCATGCCGATCATCCACGGCCACGGCTTCGCGGTATCGTTCCAGCCAGACGGCTACAATGAAAAGGGCGAACTTCGCATCCTCTGGGAAATCTCCCATTCAGAAGGTCATTCACGTAATGGTGTTGGCGAAATTCCGGTGGATGGCGCTGGATCGCAAGGCAAGGTCAATAAGACCGGCACGCAGGCATTTGGCAGCACTGCCACTTATGGACGACGTTATCTGCTCTGCATGCTTTTTAATATCAGCACGGGCGATGACCGCGACGGCAATAAGGTGCCGGAGCAGCTGGGTCAAATCACTGAAGAACAGGCCTCCGCGCTTCGTGAACTTATCGAAAAGTCAGGTGCGGCTATCGATCTGGTTTGTGAAAAGTACAAGATCGACGCAATTCCTGACCTTCCCGCCAACCGGTTTAATGAATGCTTCCGTGACATTGAAAGCTGGTGGAAGCGCCAGCAAAGCGCGAACGGCGGTGTAAAATGACCGAGATTATTCAGGGTTCCCCGGAATGGTTCGTAGCGCGCCTTGGTCGTGTCACTGCATCACGTGTTGCTGATGTAATCGCCAAAACGAAAACCGGTTACGGCGCGTCCCGCAAGAACTATCATGCCGAGCTTGTTCTTGAGCGACTGACCGGAACAGCAACGGAGGGCTTCACTTCTGCCGCCATGCAATGGGGGACAGACAACGAACCTGACGCGCGTTCGGCTTACCAGTTCGAAAAGAACTTGCGTGTTGAGCAGATTGGCTTTGTGGCTCATCCGTCATTAGCAATGACTGGCGCGTCTCCTGACGGTCTGGTCAGTGATGATGGCTTGCTGGAAATCAAATGCCCGAACTCGGCTACTCATCTCGATACGCTCATGTCGGAAGCGATCCCGGCCAAATACGTCACGCAAATGATGTGGCAGATGGCATGCACAAAGCGAGCTTGGTGCGACTTCTGTTCGTTCGATCCTCGCATGCCGGAGAATATGCGCCTTTTTATCAGAAGGCTTGATCGAGACGATCAGATGATTGCCGAGCTTGAGGCCGAAGTCGTCAAGTTCCTGCAAGAAGTATCCGCAACTGTTGAAACCCTGACCCGCAAGTATGGCGGCGGCTTCGACACGACCGAAATCACGGACGAAGTCCGATTGATGATGGCGGGGTGATTATGTCTAGCGCACCTATCCTACTCTCATGGGATGGAGAGGCCTTCTATCCTGCCTCCCCTTATTGGGCATCCCGCGCAGATCGCCAGTTTGTCGTTGGTGAAACTTACAAACTTGTCGAGCACCACGACAGATCAGAAGCGAGCCACAATCATTATTTCGCTTCCATCGGCAATGCCTGGAACACGCTGCCGGACCATCTTCTAGCCGAGTATCCGACTGCCGAGCATCTGCGCAAAAAGATGCTGGTCAAATGCGGATATGCCGACGAACGCACCGTTGTGTGCGGCAGCAAGGCAGAGGCGGAACGCGTGGCTGCATTCATCAAGCCGATGGACAACTACGCTGTCGTGATTTTCCACGAAGCCGTTGTGAAGGTCTACACCGCGCAGAGCCAAAGCCTGAAGGCCATGGGCAAACGCGAATTTCAGGAAAGCAAAGAAGCCGTTCTTGCCGCAATCGATAGGTTGCTAGGCGTGGAACCCGGCGCAACCGCGAGGGCTGCCGCATGATCCCCTCTTTCATTGCAAAATTCTTCAACTGGCTTTTCCCCGAACCGGAGCGCCACGACCTTCAGGCCGAGATTACCGCCAAGATCGCGGAAATCGAAACGGCCAAGCGCCAGCACCGCCCGCGAAGCCACCTTTACGACGAACTCAACGGCCTGATGGCCGAGCAACTGGCCGAAGAACTCGTCTATGCGAGGTACTGACATGGCTGCTGCATTCAGAATGCCACGATATGACACTGCATTCTCACTGGCACCAGCGAAGGGGAAGAAGCGCCCGCGCATTGAGAATGGCAAACATCTTGCGTGGATAAGAACCCTGCCATGCCTGATTACCGGGCAGTATGGCGTTGAAGCCGCTCATATCCGGTACGCCGCTCCTCACTTTGGAAAGCGTGACACTGGAAAAGCGGAAAAGCCGGATGACCGCTGGACGGTTCCGCTCTCACCGGAAATGCACCGTGAACAGCATTCCATGAACGAACAGGACTTCTGGCAAAAGCACAAGATCGACCCGTGCCAAGTGGCGATGGCCCTGCATGGCGTATCTGGCGACGACGACGCAGCCCTTGTCATCATTCGGAACGCGAGGATGCGCCGATGAAGGCGGTCACTCTCATTCAACTACCGGATGGCAGTAAACGTGGTTAACCCCGGGTCCAGTCAATCACAGCCAATCACGCGTGACCGCATTGAGCGTGCGATGGATGCGCTTGCTCAGTGGATGGTGCGACTTGGCCCAGATGGCGTTAAATGCCTCCCAATATATGAACGCCTTGAGCGGGAGCTCGAGGCGCTTTCATCCACGGAAAGCAAAATGGCGGAGATCTTCGCTCGCGCTAAACGATCGAAGCATCAACCGGCAGCGCAATCTTCTGCAGCTCAGTATGCCGCCACTCCAGAGAACCGCCCTCCCCATAATTAGGCCGATCGATGGTGTGCCCCATCAACGACCGGCGCAGCTCGCCATCCAGACCTGCTTCTTTCATCCGATCTTCGAACGCATGACGAAACGAATAGATCTTGTGCTTGTCAGTCGGGAACAGCCCGTTGTTTTTGAAGAACTTATTCAACGTGTTCGACATATGGGTTTCTTTATGCCGGTAACGGGGAAATCCCGCGCTGTGCTTTTTAAACACTTCAACAGCTATACCAACGAGCGGAATAATGCGCTTGGATGATTCCGTTTTGATTTCCCGCTTGCCCTCGCCATCTTCGATGGCTGTTACCTCGATGTAAGGCAGCTTTTCGTTTGCATGTATATGCTCAGGCAGAAGGTTGCAGATCTCGCTGGGGCGCGCGCCTGTCTCGATCATAGCGAGAACAACGCCTCTCGCTTCATCATTCAGGCCAGCCAATGCACCTTTTTTGAGAATGCTATCCTTGATCCACGTGGCGCTGAAAGGCGGTCTGGATCTCTTCTTTTCGATAAAACCGAGATCTGCGAAAGGGTTTTCGCGGTTTTTGTCACCAATGTGCGTGAAGTAACGACCGTAGAGAATTTTCAGATCCGACAGGATCCGGTTTCCAGCCGTCGCTGTGTGCGTAGGTTCACCCTTATCAGGAGCAATTCGCTTCAACCAGAAATTATAGACCTTCAACGCGTCAACCCGGGTTATCTCATCGATGTGCTTATCTTCATTCAGCTCGACAAAATAATTCACCGCCGACTGCTTCTGCTGCACCCATTTGCGGCGCTGCGCCTCGCTCTT